AAGGAACTGAATTAATTAAGAGGAAATAATATGTCACAACAAGCACCAACAATGTTCGTATCTCAATACAGCAAAAAGAAACCTACACTTCTTGCACAGCAGACTGGTAAGAAAAAAAAGAAAAAGAAATATAAGAAGAAGAAGTAGGTATATATGGCTAAGCAAAAGTTTACACATTATGTACCAAGAGAGAAACCACCTAAGAGAAGAGGTGTGCATAAAAAATCTCAGAATAAAAACGAGAAGAGACAGAAGAAACAAACTCGATACAAAGGTCAAGGCAGATGATTGATAAAATTATGTATAAATTTTTTGGCTTGATAGACACTTGGTTTGAGTGGGTTGATAGTCATTTTGTAAAAACTAAAAAGAAAACAAAAAAGAAAAAAGATAATCCAGATGAATGGAGTGGTATCGTATGAGAGACACTAAGACTATTGAAATGTATAATAAGAAATTAGAAAAGAAATTAAAAGAACTAGAAATATTTAAACTTCTAAAGAAAGAAGTTGAGCATGGTGCTAATGGTACACAAGATTATGTAATTAAAAAAGGTGTGAACAAAGGTAAAGTTGCAAAATGAAAATTGATGTTAAATATTTAATTAGTATTTTAGCTTTTATATTAGCTGGATTATCTGGTTGGATATTACTATCGATTGTAGAACTAAAAGAATTTACTAGAATGATGAATGGAGAATTGCTACAAATAGATAAGCAAATTGGTAGAGTGTATAATTATATTAATAGTAAGAAATAAATTATGGCTATAACATATAGAGGTGAAAGATTTTCTGGTTACAATAAACCTAAGAATGCAAGAACTAAAAGTAAAAAGTTTGCTGTACTTGCTAAGTCTGGCAACAAGGTAAAACTAATTAGATTTGGTGATGCTAATATGACAATCAAAAAGTCTAATCCTGCTAGACGAAAGAGCTTCAGAGCTAGACACAAATGCTCTACTGCTACCAATAAACTTAGTGCAAGGTATTGGTCATGCAAAAAGTGGTAAAGAAAAAAGGTTGGGTTAAAAAGAAATCAACAGTATTAGTTTGTGGTTACTGCAAGGAATGTAATAAACAATTAATGAGTGATGAAGGTGGATGGATAGTCACCCATAAGAAAGAATACTTTTGCCATGATGGTAAAGATGGTTCTTGCTTTGATAACTATTGTGAATTAAAATATAAACAACAACAACAGGAGAAACAAAATGCCAATGGTAGGAAAAAAGAAGTTCAGCTATACGAAAGCTGGAAAGAAAAAAGCAAAAGCATACGCAAAGAAAAAGGGTATGAAAATGAAATCAAAAGGTAAATACTAATGCCAAAAAAAGGATTATACTACAACATCAATCAGCGAAAGAAAAAAGGAATTAGTAGATCTAAAAAGAAATCTACGATCTCTGCTAAAGCATATAAGAATATGAAGATGGGTTTTCCTAAGAAGAAGAAGTAGTTTTATTATTATAATAATTAACTGTACTTCTAGTACCCTCATATTTTTCTAATCTTCGTTTCATCTTTTGATTTTCTCTGTAAAGTTTATCGACTAAGTTTTCTAAAGTCTCAATCTTTAATCTTAACTTTAGATGCCAGTTGATTCCGACAATGCCTTTTTTATTTCCTCGTACTCTTGCCATATGGAATGTTCCCTTCCCCAATATCTAGTTTGATTTTGTTTATTGTTTAATGAATATAAAACTGTGGTGTGATCTTGATTAAAGTATCTACCAATAGAAGATATGCTTATACCAAACTCTTCAAATAAAAGATTGTGCATGATACTTCTAACTCTAACAATCTCTCTATGCCTATCCTTGCTAAGCAAAGTTTTCTTACCAATGTAATATTTACTACATACAAGATCGAATGCTTTATCAATTAGTTTTGGGTTAGCACTTTTATAACCAACACCAACTACTCTCTTATTGCTATCGACTATTTCTTTTTTCTCTTGCAAGACTTTAGCTGCATATAAAAATCCTTCCGAGAACCCTACCTCATATAATCTTTCTTCTTGGTTCGTGAGAAGGTAAAATGCTTTCTTAACCTTATAGATAAAGTGATTCTGATTTAAGTTTTTAATATGTTTTTGATAGTGTGTGCTTACATTTATAGTCATAGATCCCCTACGTTTTCCTTTCTTTTTTTTCAACTATTAAGTTAATAACTATTTATCTGTCATTAACTGTTCTTTTGTCTGCTCTATTTGCCAAAGTAATTTATAAGAATCTTGTTGATACTTATTTACTTTCAGTTTCGCTTCCAGATACTTCTCGTGTTTCTTCGCTTGAAGATCCTTTAGCTTCTGCAGACGCATTCGGATTTGTTCCATCATGCTCCTTTTTTACTGTTGTAAAATCGAATTTTAAGTTATCGATTTTTACTTCTACAAACTCTCCTCTATTCGAGTTGTTTGCAGCTTTCTTCACATCATCAAAGAGTTCAATCATTTGAAAATGACACTCCCCATTGATAATTCTTTTAAATTTTGTCATACTTATTTACTTTTTTCAACTTCTTTTTTGATCAGAAAATCTATATACTGTCTTGCTTTTTTAAGATCTTCAATACCATTCTTTCTTTTATATCTAGAAATATATTTAATTACATTACCCTCACAAAAATTAAAATTGTTTTCAATAATAAAATCTATTGGTTCAATCTTGTTTGCTATGTAGTGTGCTGGTTCTTTTATATTGTCTGCCATATTAAATCCTTTTTTTTAGCAAGGTGGGGAAAACGATAGAAAGGGAAAAAAACCCCACCCTGCTGGATACCCTTTAGCCTAAGTTAAAAGGTATATTCGTTATTACCACCATCATCTGCTTTTGCAAAGCTATTATTACTAGATTTACCTGCTCCACTTGGTGTTAAAATTATAGTCAACTCTCCTGCTTTAACATTACCATCTTGATCTTTAGATGGGAACGCAGCTTGGTTGTACCATTTACCATTAATGTTTACTCCAATGGTCCAGTTCTTATCTGGATGCTTCATATTTTTTGGACCAACATATATAGGAAGTTTATCTTCTGGTGACTTCCAATCTGGGTTCTTGGTTAAGTTAATGTATATCTTGTCGGATTTATTATCCATGTTTACTCCTTGGTTATATCAATCTTATGATTGATTATTGTTTAGTTTGACTTCATGCTTACGACTTGCGTCTCTGATTTGTTCGTATGCTTTGAAGTTATTATTTTTAAGATGATTAACAACTGATCTTACTTGGCTCTTAACTGAATCTAATTGCTTATCAGTTTTAGTTTGTTCGATCCTGTTGATGATCTCTTCTACATCTATCTCATCATCGAGGTAGGTAGGTTCTGAGGATTGCTCCACAGAATTTTGTTGGAATGGTTTTGCATTGTAACCATCTTCTAAATCCATACCTGTCTTTAAGTTCAAAGCATTTAAGAACGCATACTTTCTACTGTAAGACATTGCTTGACCTGTTCCGTACTTATCTAAACCACCCATGGCAGTACATCCATCGATCACAATAAAACTTTTTGGATCATCGATGTCAGTTATTCTCATGGTGCAAGTAACAACAACACATTTATCTGTGATGTCTGTTATGTAATTGCAGGTTGGATATAAACCATTTTCTAATAGAGCTGCCATTGCAACTCTTTGAACATCATCATGTAGTAAAGGATTAAAAGGCATTCCTTTAACCTTACTTGCTTTCTTTACACCACTCGCATGATTACAAGCGTTATAAAGTTTCTTATGTATGTTACTCATATTGTTTCCCTTCATTTGATATACGTTTGTTTCACTACTCATATTTTTATACCCCATAGTTTATTGATTAATTGTACTTGTTCATCTGCTAAATCTTTATAGTAAAAGAAATGATTAAGATCTGGTGGCTCACACATTAAAGCTAACTTCTCTATGTTACCCTCACAAAACATAATCATCTTTTCCCACAACAAAATCTTATCAATCATTTTGTTATAAAGATGTTTCAAATGATCTGCCTTCATTAACTCATGGCTTTGATCAAAGATAATATAATCTTTATCATTAACATATACCAAGTATGGTATCTTCTTTGTTGCCATATAGTAGAACGAAGTCTGTGTAAGGTTCTCAATCGTAGGTTCAGTTGGTATATCTTGAG